ATACAACTATTATTACTCTAACTCCTTTTTTAGAGTGTAACACTGCGTGTCTTTGTTTATCAAATAACAACACTCTAAATTTTTTAGAATTTACTTTTTTTATTAATTTATCTTTTTTATTAAAAAAAAGTGTAGCTCCTCCGTTTGTTAGATAAATAATAAATTGCTTGTGGTCAAAAGGATGATCTAAATGAATTGCACCTTGTGAGGGCATGTATGGAAACGTTAAATTTACACAGGCTCTTAATGTTTTATTTAATTTTGTTTTTGTTTTTTTACAAATGTTGTTTACTATTTTTATAATATCATAATAATACTTTGACATTATTTGTTGTGTATTTCTATCCTGTAGAACATGTGTAAAATGAAATCTAATATCCTCATCTGTTTGGCCTTTGTTTAAATAATATGGCGTTGTGTTACTTAAAAAAGTATCAGATAAAAATTTTGTTTCTGATTTGTCTATGACGTTATCAAAAATCTTAATCATAGTTTGCTTTTAATGTAAAAGTTATTCTAGCATTAATATTTCTATTTTTATTAAGAAGGGGTGCATTACCTCTGTGTAAAATACTAGAGTCAAAAAACAATAATCTATTCTTTACAAAATTAATTGTTTTAATTTTATTATTTATCTTTGCTTGAAAGGTCCCTTCTTTTTTATTTAAAGTTTGAGTAACCATATAAACAAAACTTATTTCTGAATTATCCACGTGCCAACCACCATCCATGCCTGGGTGTTGAGTATTAAAATGTGTTCTTACAAGATTTAATTTTCTATTAATTGTTTTTTGTGCTTTGTAAAATAATAATTTTACTAACATGTCGCTATCGTTTAATTCACAATTATAAAACGTTTTATCGTCTTTATCAGTGGGGGTATGATCAAAGTGATGTGGATAGAGATGCAAAAAACTATGTTCTACAAAATCACTTAAATCTTTTTCTAACCAGTCATCAATAATGTTTATCATAGGTAATTTATGTTTATGTTTAATCTTATCTTTGCATCAGTACAAGTTGTTGAATTATGTTCTTTTGAAGCATTAAAAAACAACAACCTATTACGAACTGATTCTATTTTTTTATTACCAATAGTAGTTGGACCATTATTTGTATTTAAATAAAATAAAGCTCCCTTTGTAGTATAATTAAAATCTACATGCCTTGGATGATCTAAAACTTTATTTATATTTGGGTACAGGTTGCCTTTTACCCTTATTAATTTTTTAAATTTTATTTTTTTTAATATTGGTATAATTAAATTAAAATACCTGCTTTGTTCTCCATCACGATAAAACATGTGTGTAAAATAATAATTATCAATATCTTTATAAGTTACAGCATTTTGATAAAACCATGGAAAAGTATCTTTTATTAATTCTTGTTCTATTTCTAATACTTGTTTTTCTTCTAACAAATTATCTATTATCTTCATATTACTAACCTCGTAAGAGCTTTGTCGTCTCCAAAGTCTCCTTTTATAAAAGTATTAAAAGCTAAACTACATCTTACATCATTATGTTTTTTAGTATTAACTCCGTGTATTGTTGATGAGGGAAACAACATTAATTGTCCATTTTTTACTGGGAGCCCCCAGCTAGTAGAATTAAATTTATTAAATGTTGTTTTTTCTATTCTAAAAAATTCATAGTCTCTTTTAAAAAATTCTATTGTATCTAGATCTTCATTAACGTGTATGTAAAGCACACCAGATATAAGAGAGTTCTGGTGTTCATGCGCATGATGAGCCTCGTCTTGTTGTGTAAAATTTAACCATGATTGTGTTATGTATATTTTCATTTTATTTTTAGGGGCTAATATTTTTTCAACATACTCATCACAACACTTTTGTGCAAATTTTTTAATATTCTTAAATTTTTTATTATCTAATATATAGACATCTTTACTAATAGAGTTACTAATGTTTGTGTAACATTCTACTTTTTTGATAAGACTTATTTCTTCTTTTGTAAATCCTCTGTCCATATGTTTTTCAAAAACTGGTGTAGGAAATAAATTATGTACTGTGCTCATTATAAAAAAGAAAAGTTAAATGATACGATTGTTTTTTTAGTTTTATTATTTATTAATGGTGAACGATGCAGTAAAAACGATGGGAATATAAGTATATTACCTTCTTCGATAGGCAAGTCATATCCTTTAAATTCTGTTTTATATTTTTTATCTGCTAGTCCAACATAGTATATTCCAGAAAAATTACTTTCTCCATGAGTGTGCCAACCATAACCGTAGCTTTTTTCATACTGATGAAACCAATGATTGTGATGCCATGTCTTTTGTTTAACGTCTTTGTATAAATCGTTTTTTAAAATATCAATGCAATTGTCTGCTAGTAATTTTACGTAGTTCTCCCAATAGGTTCTTTTTAAAGACGTATCTGTTTTCCAATCTGTCTTATATACACCTTGTGTTTTTGTTGATGGCGTTTTATCTATTTCTTTCAAAACTTTATTTTTTATTTTATTATGATCCTGCACGTTGAATAGATACGTATAATTATTGTATTTTAAGATCAACTGGCAGTCCCAAACGTTCTCGTTTGTCATAAATATTATCTGATCCTTTCTTATTATAATGCAGAAAAACCTGTGTGCACGTGTTTTTAGTAAATTTTTCTCTCCAATGTTCAAACTGGCAGCCATCGTAAATTAATATATCACCAGGATTTAGAGAAACTTTGTATGTTTTTTTGTTGAAATCTTTTAAATATATAGGCCACATATCTCCACCAAGATTCATGGTTGCAGATACCGCACAAGAAGCGCGATCAATATGTCTTTTTAATTCATCTCCCTCTTTATATATTCTGGCATAAGAATAAGTTGGAATTAACTTTAATTTTAATTTTTTTTCTATTATTGGTAATACTTTTAACAATACTATATCCATGGCAACATCCCCATAAATACAAAAAGAATTAGGTATTTGAGGGTCACCATTTAATTTACCATGTATCTCAGAAAATGGAGATATGTACCTTTCTTTAGTTAATACTTTTAAAACTTCTCTTTTTTCAAGAAGATAGGTATTTAAAAAATTACACATGTCTTTGTCTAAAGTGTTTTTAAGTACCGAATGTTTTTTCATTTATATCCTTTATATATTTCTTATGATCTATCAAATTCTGCCTATGATTATAAAATATTTTGTAAAACTTTTCAATATCTTTTTGATCTATCTCTTTTATTTTGGCTCTATATTCTTCTTTAATTTTATTAATTTGCATTAGTTTTAATTCTTTTAAAAACACAGCAAAATTAGTTTCATAAAATAAAATATAATTGTTTTTAAAATCTTCAAATACAGGCAATCTATCTTTCCATTTTTTAAGATTTACTTTTAAATTGTTTGGTATTTTTATAGATAGGTCTTGCCAAAAAGGACTATCTTTTTTACCACACAAATAATGCATTAACACAAAGTCTCGTATATTTTCAAATAAGGTAGTGCATGATTTATTATAGTCTGCTATCTCTGTAGAGTTGTAATTAGGAATATGGTTTATTAATAAAAAAGATTGTTGTATGCAACTACCAATAGAAGATGCTTCTAGGGGTTCTATAAAATTAGCAGATAAACCCATGGCAACACAATTACCAATCCAGGTTCTATCTATAGCTCCTGCATCAAATTTAATATTTTTACCTATCTCTATTTTATAACCAAGGTATTCTTCTACCTCTTGTTTAGCTTGTTGTGCGTTTATGTATCTGTTATCAAAAACATATCCATTACCCCATCTACCTTGAACAGGTATTCTCCACATCCAACCAGCCTTCATTGCTCTAGCTAAAGTATAAGCAGGGTATTTAGAGGTCGCTTTTGTAGGAAAAGCTATGGCCTCATTCATAGGTAGATATTGTGAATAAGATATCCACTTGCCCCCTAATTTTTTTATTAATAACTTTTTAAAACCCGTAGCATCTATGTAAAAATCAAATTTATATTTTTTATTTAATGAAACTATATTTTTATTTTTTATTTCTATGCTTGTTATTTCATCTTCAATTATAGAAATATTTCTTTCTTTACATTTTTTAATTAAATAATTATTTAATTTAAAAGTATTAAAATGAAACTGATCTGAGATATATTGATGAACTACTTTGTTATCTTTTAGTTGATCTATTTGCGTGTACTCACTTTGTTGTAGATTATTTGTTATGGCATAACCAAAACCTGCCAGATATTGTTCTTTTCTTATATCAAAAATTTGAGGAGAAACCTCGTGTATAAAATCTTTATCTGTCCAATCTTTAAAAAGAATTCCGTATTTTAAAGTAGCCCCTGTTTCTTTTATTATCTCTTCTTTATCAATATTGCAGAATTTTAAAAACTGTGTAAATTTATTTTCACTACCTTCACCTACACCTATAATTCCAATCTTGTCAGATTTAATAATAGTGATATCTACGTTTAAACTTTGTTTTAACATCAAAGCCGATATCAACCCAGCAGTTCCGCCACCAACAATACAAATATTTTTCATTTAAAATTTTCACCATTTGCCCAAACAACTAAACTATATCTAGTTCCAGATTTTACAGGTTTAACTCTATGATACACAAAAGAAGGAAATATAATAATAGTCCCTCTTGAAGGTTTTTCAATTTTTATTATCTCACCCTTTGCCGTTTTAAATTCTATTTCACCCCCAACATAATCTTTTGGATCACTTAATACTATAATACCTGAAAGTTTTCTTATTAATTTATCGTGTACAAAACTGTCAGGGTGCCATCCGTAATGTTGATTTTTTTTGTATTCTGTAAATTGAAAAGCTTCGTATCTATCAAATTGAAAATTCCAACCAGCATTTTTGTTGGCTGTGTGAAACAACACGTCAAACCATTTTTGAATCCATATATCTGATAAAAAACAAACGTTTGAGTTTCTTGTTTTTTTATCTGGAACAACATCATCATCAATGTAACCAACATGTTTATTTGTTTGATTGCCTAATTTTATAACGTCGTTACAAAAGAAGTCTCCTAATTGATCTTTAAAAATCCAAACATATTCTTTTAAAATCATAAAATTCTTTCGAACTATATGTATACAGGATATTTATAAAAAGTAAACTAGGCTGGGTTCCAAGAAGAAGTCGCAGGATCCCATATTTCTTTTGCTGGTGGATTTAAGGGTTCATCTGGGTTATCAGGATCTATGTAATTAAGACGCTCCCAATATTGATTATCCTCATTCCATTCCTCAACCATGTCTACAGAGTTTGCTGGTTTTGCGACAGGTGGTTCATATTTACCTGTAGTTATATTTAAAGTCCAACTTGGATATAGTTGTGGCTCAACAAAAATTGAATGTTCAACATTCCAAAAAAATCCAATCCCTGCGTATTGACCTCGTGTGCCATCTTTATAAGTTTGAATCCATTTATCTCCATTAACTGATAGTGGAGGTAAATTATCAGCCTCAGCAACTATCACTCTAGTTATCATGTTTTCAATATTAACTTCTGCAAAATAATTCATTAGAATGATATCGTCCCTGATACGTTAAACGTTGCTAATTTATCACCACCTGGGTGATCAGAAACTGAGTTTGATCCAGGAGATACTGATAAAGCCGCCCCATCTGCAGCAGGACATCTTAATACAATTCTTCCACTTCCACCTGAAGATGGACCAGGAAAAGATTGTTTATCTCCACCAGCCCCTCCGCCAAGTCCGTCAGTTCCAGGAGTATTTCCTGCGCCGCCACCTGAGCCTCCAGGTGATCCATTAGAAAATTGCCCTCCGTGGCCGCCTCCAGCGCCTCCGCCACAAAATCCGACTGGGCTTCCAGTAATATTTGACACTGTTCCAGAGCCACCATTTCCACCATTATTAGAAGCATTAGTTCCGGAACTTCCGGCTCCTCCGCCCCCTCCACCTTGGGTTCTAGGGTGACCGCTACCGCCAGGATTTCCTTCAGATGGTGAAAACCCACCAGCGTTTCCTGTTCCTCCAGGGCCTCCACTTGTGCCTCCGCCCCCCGATCCTCCAGGGTTTCCAGCTGGCTGCCCTCCGGCACCTCCTCCACTAGAGAGAAAGTTACCAACATCTGCAGTTGCAACAATAGAGTCTCCACCGTTTGTACCAGGAGATGCACCCCCTGCACCAACAGTTATTGTTGAACCGCTAGCTATATTTAATTTTGTTCCTCCAGGAAAAGAGGTTCTAAATCCTCCTCCTCCGCCGCCTCCGCAACGTTGAGTTCCCCCGCCGCCAGCAGCTAACATAAAATCAAAAGCTAATAATTTAGCACCTCCTCCAGAACCAAATCCTAAGATTTGATATCCAAAAGATTTACTTTTATGATTAGATATATTGGATGTATTTTTTCCTACTTTTAGAGGTTGTATCTCTTTTTCTCTGTGTTTCATATTCTATACTCCTTATGCGTCGTTAGCAGCGTCAGTAGTGAAGAATAATTTAATCCCTAAAAGTTTTGCATCGGCTGTTAAATCGTCTGCTGAAACGTCTCTTGTTATTTGAAAGAAAACTTGTTCATCAGTACTAGGAGACCCTGCAATAGTTACTGCTCCACTTTCTGCTGTAACGTCAATATCGTTTGCCGTACCACTATGCGCTTTTGCTGTTGGTGCTACACCTGTTCCAAAACTAGCATTGATTGTGTCATTATCTGCACAAGCAACACCTGCTAATACCCAAGATACAGTTCCTGTATTAGTAGAGTCTGCTGTAAAGTATGCTTGAAAAGTGATTGTTCCTTCATTCCATGATTTAGGAAATGCAACAGCGAATTGAGCATTCTCATCAGAATCTTTATCAAAATCTAAAGTTCTGATTTCAGGTCCATTTGATAATTCTACTTGTGCTATGTCTGCACAACCATTTGTTGAATTAGGATACATAGCAACTGCTGGAACCCATATTGATTCTTTCCCTGCAATTTTAATTGCAGCTGTATTGTCTCCTCCATCTACGGCTTGAGCAACACCAGTTCCGTTTGGAGCAATAACAATATTACCGTTAGCTCCATCAGTTATTGTAATTGTACCTGAGTTAGTTCCAGAATTTGTGTCTAATATTAAATTGTGAGCACCACTAGATGTTATAGTTGCATCTGCTGCACCCGTTCCAAATACTGTTTCTCCAGTTCCTTTTGGTGCGATAGCTATATCAATGTTTGAATCACCACCTGTTGCGGATAGTGTTGGATCATTTCCTGTAGCAGCGTTTGCTATCGTAAATTCATTTACTGCAGAACTTGTAGCTGTAATTTTAACTGACTCATTACCGTTAGTGTCATTAATAGCTGTACCAATTTTTGGTGAAGTTAAAGTTTTATTAGTTAAAGTTTGAGTTCCAGTAAGTGTTACGTCACCTACACCAAAACCCATGTCAATAATATCAGGGTTTGTACCATCGTTTGCAGAAGCAAATACTATAACAGTTGCTCCATTAGCTACTGCTACACTGCTTCCACTTCCAGAAACATATTTAAAAGTTACAATTTGAGAACCACTTGTAGAATTTTTTAAGAAATAAAAAGTTTGAACATCAATCGGTATAGTAACGTTTCTTCCAGCACTTAATGATCCTGTAAATTCAATCATTCTGTGTGCAAGAGTTGCACCAGTTCCACCATCAGTTACTGAAAGATCTGTATCTCCAGAATCAGAAACAGCTTGCTGAGTAAAACCACCAGATATTTGTTCAATTAAACTTAAATTAGTATTAGTTTTTGTCCCCCACGTACCAGCGTTTTCACCAGTTGCTTGAAGTTCTACCCCTAAAGGTGTAAATGTTGATGCCATAATTTATCTCCTATGCGACGTTATCTATTC